GGCGCGGCTCATGAGCAGGGTTTGGCAGTGCGTGATAACAGGATGATGCGCGAACTGGTCAACTCCCCTTGGTATCAAAGGCGCTGGCCGATTGCGATGATGGGCGACCAGAACGAAAAGCTGTATTTTGAAAACGAGCATCGTGGATTCCGTCAAGCCTGCGCCGTGGCGTCAATGACTGGCCGCAGAGGAGGCACGGTGGCGTGGGACGATCCTTTATCGCCAGAAAAGGCAAACAGCCCAACGCACCGCGAAACGGCGATCCGCGTGCTGTCCGAAACCGTTCCGACCCGCCTCAGTGATCCGGCAAAATCTGCAATCATCGTGGTCATGCAGCGGCTTCACGAGAAAGACCCAAGTGGGCACATCATTGCCGGTGATCTGGGATATGAACACTTGTGCATCCCTATGGAATTTGACCCGGCCCGGCGGTTTACAACCTCAATCGGCTGGACAGACCTGCGTAAAACATCTGGTGAACTGCTAGATCCTGTCAGGTTCCCGCCTGCCGTCATTGATCGCGACAAGAAGGCGATGGGGTCTTACGCGTGGGCCGGGCAGATGCAGCAACTACCCAGCCCCGCCGGGGGCGGCATATTCCGCTCCGACTGGTGGCAGTATATGGACACCGCCCCGCCTATCGAGTGGCGGTCGATCTATGCCGACACGGCACAGAAAACCAAAGAGGCAAACGACTATTCTGTTTTCCAGTGCTGGGGGCGGTCGCGCGCAGGGCAAGCGGTGTTGCTGGACATGGTGCGCGGCAAATGGGAAGCGCCTGAATTGCTGGAGCGCGCGCGCCAATTTTGGGCAAAGCATAACGCAGTCGAAGGGCAGGGCGCACTGAGGGCGTTCAAGGTGGAGGACAAGGTAAGCGGCACGGGCCTGATCCAGCAGCTAAAGCGTGAGGGCGTGCCGGTCCTACCGATCAAGCGAAACATTGACAAAATAACGCGGGCTTATGACGCCGCGCCATTCATCGAAAGCGGCAACGTTATCCTGTTACGGGGCGTGCCGCATCTGTCGGACATGATGGGAGAAGCTGAAGCCTTTCCAAACGGCGCGCATGATGATACGCTTGATCCGATGATGGACGCGGTAGCCAGTATTTTACAGGGTTCAATCAATTCATGGGCTGGAACAATATGACAATCATGGACGGCCTGCGCAACATCGTCGCCAATCTCGGAACAGACCGGGACAAGGCTGCGCACAGCCATTACTACAACACCACGATTACCGACGATCAGCTTGTCGCTATGTATCGCACCAGCGCCATTGCGCGCAACGTGGTGGACATGCCCGCAGAGGATGCGACCCGCGAATGGCGCGAATGGCAGGCCGATGCGGAACAGATCACATCAATCGAAGCTGAGGAAAGGCGTCTAGGGCTGCAAGGCAAGATGATGCAAAACCTCAAGCGCGCCCGGTTGTTCGGCGGCGCCGCGATTTACATCGGCACGCGCGACCTGGACGCATCGAAGCCGCTGGATCCGGCCCGGATCGGCAAGGGCGGGTTGCAATATCTCGCCGTCCTGAACCGGTCGGAAATTACGGCAGGGGAAATCCAGCGCGACCCGCGCCTGCCCGGTTTTGGCAAGCCTGTCATGTACCGCATGAACCCTGCCACCGGCGCATCTGTTGAGATCCACCCGAGTCGCCTTGTCATTGCCGTGGGCGAAGAAGTGCCAGACGATAGACATTCTGCACATCCCGGATGGGGTGACAGCACGCTGAACGCCACGATCAGCGCCGTGCGGAACCTGGACGCCACAATTGCCAACGTTGCGTCGCTTGTCTTTGAGGCTAAAATTGATGTGATCGGCATCAACGGGTTCAACGAAGGGCTGCGCTCTGGCGGTCAGGCGTATGAAGACGTTGTGCTGGCCCGGACCGGCCTGACAGCGCGCGGCAAGGGCATCAACGGCGCGCTGCTGATGGACTCCGAGGACACATACGACCAGAAGACTGCCAGCTTCGCCACGCTGCCTGACATCATTGACCGCTTTATGCAGATGGTCGCGGCTGCGGCGGGCGTTCCGATGACCCGGCTGTTCGGCATCGCGGCCGCAGGCATGAACGCAACGGGCGCGGGCGATGAGAAGGTATATTTTGATCGGGTACGGGTGATGCAAACGCTCGATCTGGATCCAGCAATGGAAATTCTGAACGAATGCCTGATCCGTTCGGCGCTGGGTAATCGCCCGCCCGAATTGCATTGGACGTGGCGCCCGCTATTCCAACCAACGGCCAAAGAACGCGCCGATATGGGCAAGGTTCTTGTTGACAGCGTGAAAGTGCTCTATGACATGGACATCTTGCCACAAGAGGCGCTTGCGGATACAATTGTAAACACGCTGACCGAAAGCGGGGCATTCCCTGGGCTTGAGGGTAAAGTGAAAGAGTTTTTTAACCGCAACGATGAGGATGACGGCGACCTGATGGTCACGCCACCGGTCAGAGTTCCCGCCGTTGTCGCAGACGCTGCACCACAAACGCTTTATGTTCGCCGCGACGTTCTGAACTCTGCGGAAATTACAGCATGGGCAAAATCGCAAGGGTTTACTGCCGTTGTTCCTGACTTGCATGTGACTATAGCATACAGCACAACCCCTGTTGATTGGTTCAAAGTTGGCACGTCTTATTCCGACAAGATGGAACTGCCAGTGGGTGGACCGCGACAGATGGAACGTTTGGGGCCGACTGGCGAATATATCGCGCTGTTGATCACTGCGAACGAACTTGTTTGGCGCAATCAGGAAATCCAAGACGCTGGTGCGTCTTGGAATTGGCCAGATTATCAGCCTCATATCTCAATCCAGATCGGCGGCGATGTTGACTTAAAGAATGTCAAGCCTTATCAGGGAAAGATCATACTTGGGCCGGAGATTTTTGAGGCTGTGCGAGTGAGGGCAGACGAATGAAAATGACAGACGCCGCCACGCTTACGGGTGCCCGCGTCACAGACGAAGGGTATCTAGTCGCAAATGTCCGCACGGCCCGCATCGGCACGCAGGACTATCTCGGCGTGGAACTGGACCGGCCCGATCTGGACACTGTGACAGTTTACCGTGATGAGTCTGATGTATTCCACAAGGACAGCCTGCAAACCTTCGGCTTGCTGCCGGTCACTGATGACCATCCCGCCGATCTGGTAACGGCTGACACGGCGCGCATGGTTTCGGTCGGCACCACGAATGAGGAAGTTTTACGCGATGGCGAGTATCTGCGGGTCGGGATCAAGCTGACCGACGCCGCCACGATCCGCAAGGTTCAGGACGGCAAGCGCGAATTGAGCGTAGGATATACCTCGGAATTGGTATGGGGCGACGGGATTGCGCCGGACGGGACCGCGTATCAGGCGCGGCAAACAAA